ATGATGACTATGTATCTGAATGCTTTGATCGTAAAAGCTATACCGATAAGGCAGGTCACGTTAAAACTTTTATTAAACTTACCTGTGGAGTAGGCTGGGATTCTAATTTTTCTAAAATAAATTTTTTAATAAATCACCAATATGGAGTATATAGCAAAACAAATCCTAAACGAACATGGGATGAAGAAGAAAATGGTAAAACGAGGAGTAAAAATACTGTTAATGCTTACGCAAATATGCTATTGGCTAGCCATGCGGTTGACTTTAATGCTCTTGGACAAATCTATCGACCTAACCAACAAACTCCAGCAGCTACTGTCCGAAGATTCCTTAAACAAAAAGTAACCAAACGTATGATTGAAAAGAAAATCAAAGAATTACTGCAAGAAAAAGCCATAAATAAAGAATTTGCATTGGATAATATTGTTCGTGCGTTGCAAATGGCAGAAGAAAAGGGCGATGTAAATAATTTTTTAAAAGCAAACGACTATTTATTGGATTTATTAGAAATGAAACCAAACAAACAGATGATTACAGATACTGTACAGGTTGATGTATCGAAACAAATAGCAGATACCATAGCAAAAGAAGAAAAAAAGGTAACCTTGCAAAGGAAATCAGAGACCAATGAACCCATTGAGTAATATACAAGAAGAATACGAAGGATTAGACGAAAACGAATTGATTCACCAACAAATTGAAATAGCAGTACGAGCTTTACACGTGATTGCTGTGATGCATGAAGGAGATCCTGCGTTTATGTCTACTGTAGCTATTGATGCCTTGAAAGAAATGGAAACCTCTGGATATTACTATGATACTCTTATTACAGATCATCTTTAATGGCTGCATATTGTACCTTAAAAGAGAAAAGTTGTGTGTTTGCAGGTAAGTATAAGGCTAGTACACATTGCGGTCTTAAAACAGGAATTTCTTTAGAAAATAAAATAGTAAATATGACGAAGTGTCCGTATAAGCCTAAAAAACGAAACTAAACTATGGCAGAAAAGCATAAACAGTACATTCAAGATAAATTAAGTAAGAATATGATTATGTTTGGTCGTGTTGTGATGTCCAATATGTTTTCTGCTGCTTCTCCTGATTTTCATTACAAAATAGCAGAGTCGTTAGTAGATGACTCTCAAAAACAAGTAAATATTATTGCCCCACGTGGTCATGCAAAATCCTCTATCGTTGGAGGTGTGTATCCTTTATTCCATATCATGAACGACAGTGGGGCAAAACTTATTGTATTGGTGTCTAGAACCCAAGATCATGCCATTAAGCTACTGGGTACAATAAAGGACACCATCGAGTACTCAGAAACCTTTCGACAAATCTACGGATACTGGGGACAACATAGTGCCAAACAATGGTCAAAAACAGAAATAGAGCTAAAAGATGGTTCTATGATTATTTGCAAAGGAACGGGGCAACAGTTACGAGGAATTAAAGTAGGAAGCCAACGCCCTACGCTTATTATTGTAGATGATCCTGAAGATGAAAACAATACCAAGACAGCAGAAGCTATGGAACAAAACTTACGTTGGTTATTGCAGAGTGCTGTTCCTTCTTTAGATCCACAAAAAGGAAAGATTATTGTAATCGGTACGCCTCAACACCAACGATGCTTGGTCGAAATACTAAAACAAATGGAAGGTTGGGTAAACATGCATTTTAGTCCTGACTTGGATAATAAAAAAGCTTTGTGGGAAGAATGGCAACCTATTAATAAACTATTACAAAAGAAAAAAGAACTGGAGTCTATTGGTCGTTCTTCTGTGTTTTACAGAGAGTACATGTGCCAAATTGTTGGAGATGAAGACCAGTTGTTTCAGCAGTCTTATATCCAGTATCATAATTATACGTTAAAGATAGACAATGCAGATAATCATTATTTAACCGATGGGGAAAAAGAAATCCCTGTTAATGTCTTCATGGGGGTTGATCCAGCTTCTTCGGTACGCAAGACAGCAGATTACTCAGTAATCATGCCTGTAGCAGTAGACGAAAACAACAATAGGTATATTCTCCAGTATTACCGCCAAAGGGCAACCCCTATGCAGTTAGCAGAAAGCATTATTGAGTACTTTAAATTGTTTAAACCTGTAAAGGTACGAGTAGAGAGTGTTGGGTATCAGGAAATGCTACGAGAGTATTTACGACAACGATGCGATGAAGAAAAAATATTTATATCAGGATTGGAAATAAAAGAAAATCCACGTACGAGTAAATCTTCACGATTGGAAACCATGCAACCTTATTTTGCTCAAAAGAAAATGTTTATGTTAAAGTCTATGGAAGAACTAAAAGATGAGCTATTGTTGTATCCTCGTGGAAAACATGATGATCTATTGGATGGGTTATTTTATGCTATGAAAAAATGTTTTGTACCTCATCATAAGGATGTAGAAAAAACAACAAAAAAAAATCTAGACTTTAATTATGCAGATGATATAAGTTGGAAAATATCATAATATGGAACTTTTATCTAAAGTAATAGTTTAACAAGCAAAGTCGACCTTTTATATTGCATAATAATACGCCCAAACCAGACCAAGTACAGCTTACTCAAGATTTGCTATCTGATTATTCATCAGCAAGGCAAAATTGGGTAAAGCAAGCAGTTGAAGATAATGAGTTTCGAAATGGGAAACAATGGACAGACGATCAAGTGTCTGCATTGCGTAAACGTGCACAAGAGCCTTTAGTTGTTAATGTAATTTATAGTGCAGTAGAACAAGCAAAAGCAATGCTGACTGCAAACAGTCCCAAGTTCCAGTCTACCGCTAGAGAAAACAGTGATGCAAAAGTAGGAAGAATGTTTTCAGACCTCATGGCATATATTTGGGATGGCTCTAATGGGAATGTAGAACTAAAACAAGCAATAGACGATTATTATGTTATGGGCATGGGAGCGATGATGGCATATATTGATCCTGATGCAGATTTTGGTTCTGGAGAAGTAAAGATACAAGCTATTAGTCCTCTTGAATTATTTATTGATCCTAGTAGTAAGGATCCGTTTTGCAGGGATGCAGCTCATATTATTGTGGGAAAAATTATTTCAGAAACTCAGTTGATTTCTATGTATCCTGAATTTGAACAAACGATACGAGAAAGTGCTGAAACCAGTTATTTAAATACTGTATCAGATTCTAGGCATTCTCTTTATGGAGAAGATGTTACGTTAAAACGTAGACAAACAGGATCTTCGATTACAGGAGAAAGAGAGATTGAGCTTTTTGAGCGTTATACAAAAGTAAAGAATCCTTATTATAAATTATATGATCCTCGAAGTAATGAAGAAAAAGTATTAAACGAAGTAGAGTACGAAGAGTACAAGAAAGAACCTGTAGTAATGGTAACAAATGTAGAAGGTGAAACAATTTATACTGATAAGCAGAACGTAGGTACGTATATGCAAATTATAGAAGAATTAGGGAGTACAAAGTTTCATTTAATGATAGATCCTCAATCAGGTCAAAATGTACCTATGGCAGGAGAAGAACACTCAGGAGCTATCCCTAACTCTACTACAACTATTGATGTAATGAATAAAGGGCATTTAATTGAATCTGAAGAAATTTTAGTTAATGAAATAGAAATTACGAATATTCAACAATGTGTTAGTGTAGGAGATCATCAATTATACATGGTAGATCTTCCGATTGAAGAATATCCAATTGTGCCATTTATGAATGGGTTTAATCGTAATCCTTATCCAATGAGTGATGTACGATTGGTAAAAGGCTTACAGGAGTATGTAAATAAAATACGATCTCTTATTGTAGCTCATGCCTCTAGTTCTACAAATGTAAAGCTATTAATACCTAGAGGTAGCATGAATAAAACAAACTTAGAAGCAGAATGGGGTAGGGCAGGTACTGCTGTTATTGAGTTTGATCCTGAGTTAGGACAACCTATTGTAGCTGCTCCTGTACCTTTACCTAACGAATTATATAAAAACGAAGCAGATGCACGTGCTGATATAGAACGAATCTTAGGCATTTATGCTTTAATGCAGGGAGATCAGGGAGCTGCTCCACAAACGTTTAAAGGAACAGTAGCCTTAGATGAATATGGGCAAAGAAGAATTAAATCTAAAAAAGACGACATAGAACAGTGCATTAATCAATTAGCAAAAGTAGTCGTAGGTTTAGTTCAGTATGTTTATACAGATCAAAAAGTATTTCGGTTAATGCAACCAAACAATCGCCCTCTGGAAATACAGATTAACCATCCTCTTTATGATGATGTAGGCAATCTAATGGGTAAAGTAAACGATATAACCATTGGTAAATATGATGTAATTGTACTATCAGGTTCTACCTTACCATCTAATAGATTTGCAAGGTTTGAATACTATATGCAATTGTATCAATCTGGTTTGATAGATCAATTAGAAGTGTTAAAGCAAACCGATGTTGCAGATATGGAAGGAGTATTAGAAAGAGTAGGACAGATGAAACAAATGCAACAACAGGTTCAAGCACAGGCTCAAGAAATTAAGAATCTTAAAGGAGACCTACAGACAGCACAACGTGAATCCTTACATGATCGTAAGCGTGTAGAAGTAAAAGAATTTGAAAAGAAGCTTGCAAAAGCAGAAGCAAAAGTAGAAATGGCAGCTAAACTATATCAAACACGTTTAGCCGATGATCTTAAAGTAGCTAAAGAAGATATAGCAGAATTTGATCAACGTAGAAATACATCAAGAGAAATGAATGAAGAAATGCTAAGGCTGGAGGAATAATGAATTACGCTAATATATTACAACGAGCAGTAAAAGGAGCTAAAAACTTAGGTCAAACATATCCAGCTACATCAACAGTAGGAATGATTGGTGGAACAGGACTCGCAGCAGCAAGTTTGGGTAAAGCTATTGAGACAGCTTTAGAACCTTCTGAAAAAAAAGAAAATCCTTTAGAGTTTAAAAAAAAGCAAATAGAGTCTACTTACAATTACGAGTTTACAGAAAGAAACAAT